AGAGATGAAGACGTACTGCGTTATCAGGGTCTAGCATTTAGCTGGATAGGCTTTGACGAGTTGACACAATGGGCAACCCCATATGCATGGGATTATATGCGATCTCGTCTACGGTCCACTGCCCCTGACTTACCAGTGTACATGCGGGCTACTACCAACCCCGGCGGTAGGGGCCATCATTGGGTCAAGAAGATGTTTATTGATCCAGCGCCACCAAACACACGTTTTAATGCTACAGACATTGAAACGGGAGAAGAATTAAAATATCCTGCCGGACATATAAGAGCAGGTAAACCATTATTTAAACGCAGGTTTATACCTGCAAGACTTGCCGATAATCCGTACTTATCTGAAAGCGGTGACTACGAAGCAATGCTTTTGTCGTTACCAGATCAACAAAAGAGACAGTTATTAGACGGTGACTGGGACATTAAAGAAGGCGCAGCCTTTACCGAGTTTGACCGTAATGTTCACGTTATTGAGCCTTTTGCTATTCCAAGTAATTGGGTTAAATTTAGGGCTTGTGACTATGGGTACGGATCTTATACAGGGGTTGTTTGGTTTGCTGTAAGTCCAGACGAACAGCTAATTGTATATAGAGAGTTATATGTATCTAAAGTATTGGCTACAGATCTAGCTGATATGGTGTTAGACTTAGAGGCAGAAGACGGTAATATTAAGTACGGTGTACTAGACAGTTCATTGTGGCACAAGCGGGGTGACACTGGTCCGAGTCTAGCGGAGCAAATGATTGGTAGAGGTTGTAGGTGGAGACCGTCTGATAGAAGTAAAGGTAGTCGTGTAGCAGGTAAGAACGAATTACATAGAAGACTACAGATTGATGAGTTTACAGAAGAACCACGTTTAGTATTTTTTAATACCTGTACAAATATAGTTGCTCAGTTGCCTGCACTACCTATTGATAAAAAGAACCCAGAAGACATAGACACAAACGCAGAAGATCACTTGTACGACGCACTACGTTACGGTATTATGTCTAGACCAAGATTTAGTATCTTTGATTACGATCCCAATACACCGCGTAATTCACATAGACCCGCTGACGCTGTGTTTGGATATTAAAGGAATTGTAAATGGCTATCGAAGAAGACGACAACCTTATTGAACAAATGGGCGTAGCAGCAGAAGATGTTGCTAATGTAGATGATTGGGACTATGGTTACACGGCTATTCTTCGATACATTAATGATAAGTACGAGAAAGCTAAGACTTATAGGTTTACAGAAGAACAGCGTTGGTTAAAGTCATATAGAAACTATCGTGGTATCTATGGACCAGACGTACAATTTATGGAAACGGAAAAGTCTCGTGTCTTTATTAAAATAACAAAAACAAAAACTCTGGCCGCTTATGGTCAAATTGTTGACGTACTATTTGGTAATCAGCGTTTCCCTCTCACTATTGATCCCACAACTCTCCCTGAAGGCGTAGAAGATACCGTACATTTTAATCCTTCGTTGCCGGATGAATTAAGAGAAGACGGCTCTGCTGAACTTACAAGCCCGTATGGTTATGCTGGAGACGGTAGAGATTTACCAGCTGGTGCTACAGAACGTACTCTTATGCTCGCTGGCATGGAAGAAAAGCTAAGTGGCATTAAAGGGCTTAAGAAAGGTCCGGGGCGTACACCTACAGACATTACGGTTCATCCAGCTTTAGTTGCTGCAAAGAAAATGCAGAAGAAGATTATGGATCAGTTGGAAGAATGTAATGCTTCTAAGCATCTTCGTAGCACTGCATTTGAAATGGCTTTGTTTGGAACGGGTGTTTTAAAAGGTCCGTTTGCTGTAAACAAAGAGTACGCAAATTGGGATGATGAAGGCACGTATAATCCTACAATTAAAACTGTACCACAGATTGGTCACGTAAGCGTATGGAACTTCTATCCAGATCCAGACGCTAACAACATGCAAGAAGCACAGTACGTAGTAGAGCGGCATAAGATGAGCCGTAGCCAGTTACGTAATCTTAAGAAGCGGCCTTTCTTTAGGGGCAACGTTATTGACCAATGCATCGAGCAGGGTGAAGACTACAATAAAGAATGGTGGGAAGACGATCTTGCTGACTACGAACAGTCCCACAGCATTGATCGTTTTGAGGTACTAGAGTATTGGGGTGTCGTTGACACAGAGCTTCTTGAAAATGAAGACATAGATATTCCAGAAGAGTACGCTGACCACGATCAAGTTCAGGCAAACATCTGGACGGTAAACGGTCAAGTCATACGTCTTGTAATTAACCCGTTCAAACCTGTACGTATTCCATATATGGCAGCACCGTATGAGCTAAATCCATACAGCTTCTTTGGTGTAGGCATTGCCGAAAACATGGAAGACACGCAGATTCTTATGAATGGCTTTATGAGAATGGCGGTGGATAATGCTGTTTTGTCTGGTAACTTACTTATTGAAGTTGATGAAACAAACTTAGTACCGGGTCAAGACCTTAGTGTGTATCCGGGTAAAGTGTTTCGTCGTCAGGGTGGTGCGCCCGGTCAAGCTATTTTTGGTACAAAGTTTCCAAATGTTGCTGGTGAGAACTTACAATTATTTGATAAGGCTCGGCAGCTTGCTGACGAAAGCACAGGCTTCCCATCATTTGCACATGGACAAACGGGTGTCACTGGCGTAGGTCGTACAGCTAGTGGCATTAGTATGCTTATGGGTGCGGCAGCAGGCAGCATCAAAAGTGTTATTAAAAACGTAGATGACTATTTGTTAAAACCATTAGGTGATGGTCTATTCCAGTTTAACATGCAGTTTTCTTTTGATAAAGACATTAAAGGCGATCTTGAAGTTAAGGCACGTGGTACTGAAAGCTTGATGGCTAATGAAGTACGTAGCCAACGCTTGATGCAATTTATTCAAGTTACTAGTAATCCAGCACTTGCACCTTTTGCAAGAATGGATTATATTATTAGCGAAATTGCTAGATCACTCGATCTTGATCCTGAGAAAGTTGTAAACAGTGCAACTGATGCAGCCCTTCAAGCAGAGATGATGAAAGCATGGCAGGCTACGCAACCACCGCCACCGCAGCAACAAGCTCCAGCAGGAGCTAATCCAGCAGATCCAACAGGAGCTGGTGGTGGTAATATAGGTACAGGCGTAGCACCGGGACCACAAGAACAGGGATTTACAGGTAATGAGCAACAGCCAGCAGAAGGCGGAGCGCCTCAAGGCACTGGTCAGCAACCCCCACCTATGGGCTAATGTAAAAGAATATTTAGATGAGTTGATTGCGTATCAACATAAAGTACTAGAACAAGCAGAAAACAATATAGTATTACATCGGGCGCAAGGCTACATTCATGCCCTTCAAAAGATAAAAGCTTTGGAAAATTTAGTTAAGAGGGATTAGCTATGTACGGAAAACAAATGGAATTATTTGAAGACGGCGGCGAAGTAGATCCAGTTTCCGGCAATGATATTCCATTGGGCAGTACAGCAAAAGAAGTACGTGACGATCAGCCTGCCATGCTTAGTGAAGGTGAGATGGTAATTCCAGCTGACGTAGTACGTTACTTTGGTGTAGAGCATATTATGAATATGCGTGACCAAGCTAAAATTGGCTATAAAAAAATGGAAGCTATGGGACAGTTTGGTACGGATGAAGGACAAACTTTACCAGATGAAACTTTATTTAATGCAGGTGGACCACCATTTACTATTGAAGACATTGAAATTATTGAAGATGAAATGGAAGATAAAGACGAAGCTGAAGATAAGATTGAAGCTAAGTCTGGTGCATTAGTTAAAAAATATGCAGAAGGTGGTGGCACTAGAAAAGATCCTGTCCAGCGAGAAGCAATAGGTACACCGTTACTTCCAGATCCCGGTAGAAAACCTGAACTAAGAGACCCACAAGGTTTAGGCCAGCTTATTGGCAGCACTGGTATAGGTGAATTTAAAACAAAGTTTTACATGGATAAAACTGGGCAGATCCATCAAGTGTTTGCTATGGATGGACTGCCTTCAGCTGGAGTACAAGAAGACTGGATTGAGATTGATAGTCCATTTGAGTTAAGATCTTATAGAGAATTAGGTGGGGGAGCTACAACTACTACTGCACCTGCTAGTCTTGCTAGAACACAATACACAGATCCGGGTGGACCTAATCCAAATGATCCTGTAGGCAGCGGCTTTAACAAAAGTTTTAACAGTTTAAGTGAATGGGGTAGAGCAGTCGGCATAGAAATTGCTGACGTACTAAACTCATTTAACCCAGCAGCTAAAGTAGATGAACGCGGCTTTAATGTTAATATGGGCGGCGACGGTGGCTATGGTGGTAAAAGCGGTAAAGGCGGTGATGTTGATCCGGGAGGTATGACAGGTGCAGGTGCAGTTGGTGCTGGTGGACCCGGTAGTGGTAAAGGCGGTGACGTTGATCCGGGTGGTATGACAGGCGGTGGTGAAGGCGGTGCTGGCGGCGGTGCTGGCGACACAAGTGACACAGGCGGTAGTAGTACAGGTGCTTCTGATACTGGTGCAGATTCTTCAGTGTCAGATGACGGCAGTGCTAGTCCCGGTGATTTTAGCCGTGGCGGCTCTGTACGTAAGTACGCAACAGGTGGTACTACAGACAATCTATTATTAACAAGTAGTGAAAATCCAGAGCCGGGTATTATAACTCCGTTTCAGGCTGTAGAAGCTGCCATGCAAAAAGAGCTAGAGCCACCTGTATTAGAAGCTATGGCTCAGATACCACAAGATCAATTACAAACAGTTTCTAACTACGTAAACTCTAACTATGAAGTTACAGACCAAACAGCTAAAAACTTTGGTGGTAGTACTATGGGACGATCTCCAGCAGATGGTTCTATAATAGATAGCAATACTGTAGCTGCTGGTATGATTAACCCAAATAGTGGACAACTAACAGGATCTTTAGCTGAGTTAGCTCGTACCGTTAGTGATGCTTCTGTACAAAACCTACAAAACTTTGCGTCATTAAAAGACTCATTATTAGGTAATGCATTTTTAGATATAATGGGTATAGTGACAAATTTTGCAATTAATCCTGCACCTCATGTTGTTGGTTTAGTACAGGGTCTTGCAAGCGTGATGAGTCCTGAAATTTCAAAAGGTTTTCAGTCTTTACAGGGTATACCACAAAAAGAAGCAGCAGCTGCTGGTAGAATAGCTACGACAATGAGCCAAACTTTACAGCAAATGTCTGATAAAGAAAAAGCAGAGTTAGGACTGTACTCAGCAGCATTAGGTATGGGTCTTGATCCTGCAAACATGCCAGCAAATCAAAGTGTAGTTTCTGTTCAAACGTCTAATGGTATACAGGCAGGCATACTTAATGGCGCTATTGATGCACCGTTTGCACACGTAACATTAGCAAACGGAGACATTATAGGCAAAGATAATATTGTAGCAGGACTAAATAAAGATAATCTTGGAAGAATACAAGAGTCATATAACTTTGCTGTAGGCAGAAATATGGAATCAGCTATAGCTCCGCCACCAGAAGTAGAAGCTATGACTAAATCTATGGGTCCAAATTTTGGTACAGACGATACACCTGATGATGAAACATCTTTACAAAGCTATGACTATAGCACTGAAGGAAGTTTTGATACTAATACAAATACTAATGATGGTGGGTTTGACGTTGGTGACTCTATGGGTGGCGATGCTGGTGGTGCTGATGGAACTAGTGATAGCGGTGGTGATGCTGCTAGTGATACCGGGGCTTCTGGTCCTGACGGCGGCGTTGGTGGCCCCGGCGATTTTAGGCATGGTGGCTTTGTACACAAGCGTAAGGGTAAAAAGAAAAAGGCACGGCGCGGTTTAGCGGGCCGTTAAGTGGACAGTCACACTATAACTGACTGATTAACTGGCTACTCATCCCCCTGTAATACAACAGGCTACGGTGGCCCCAGACCAAGTGGATAATATGGCTGAATTAGAAGAAGTACAACCAATAGAAAAAAAAGCATTTTTAGCAAGACCATACTCAAATGCAGAACGCATTAAGAAGGACGAAGAAGAACTAGAAGAAATGATGCGTCACCAACGTGGCGAAGTAGATGAAGAAGAACTAGAAGCAGAGCCAGATAGCGCTGAAGAGCGTTCGTTTAAAAAACGTTATGGTGATTTGCGTAGACATTCACAAAAGCAGCAAGAAGATTTACAAAACCAGATTAATGAGTTAAAAGAACAACTAACCGCTGCTACTAAAAAAGAAATTAAGTTACCAAAGTCTGACGATGAAATTGGCGAATGGATGAAAAAGTATCCAGATGTTGCCGCTATTGTTGAGACTATTGCAATTAAAAAAGCACGTGAGCAAGCTACAGAACTTGAAGAGCGTGTTACTAAAATTAATAAAATGCAAGAAGATGCAGAGCGCCAGAAAGCAGAAACAACTTTGCTTCAGCTGCATCCAGACTTTGAAGAGATTCGTCAAGACGATGACTTTCATAACTGGGCTGAAGAACAGCCACGCTGGATACAACAAGCTCTGTATGAAAACGACAATGATGCTCAAGCAGCAGCTAGAGCTATAGATCTTTATAAGGCTGATAGAGGTATTGCTACTAAGCGTAAGCGCCGTTCAGGTGACGCAGCAGAAATGGTAAATACCAAAGCCTCACGTAATCGGCCAAGTGCCGACGATACTTCCGGCGTCATACGAGAGTCTGACGTACAGAAGATGTCAGCTATACAATACGAAAAGAATCAAGAAGCTATTATGGAAGCTATCCGTTCAGGAAAGTTTATATACGATCTTTCTGGTTCCGCTCGTTAAAACAGTTGACAATATATATTAACCGTATATAACTATATCAAAATATGTGGCCGCAATAGCCTACCCACTATTTAGTGTATTTATATACACATAGCAACTACAATTATATCCGTAAGACTTACCTAAAGCGAATAGCCCGTAGATAATACGTTAGGCCAAATGTATTTGACACGCACCTATTTTAATTAGCCTCTAAAGGAAGTTGTAAGTTAGCATCTGATTGCTGTTCAAAGGAGTTACTACTATGGCATTTGCAGCAGCAGCAGGACATGGGAACCTACCTAACGGTAATTTTAGTCCTGTTATTTATTCCAAACAGGTGCAGCTTGCGTTCCGTAAGTCATCTGTTTGTCAGGAGATTACAAACTCCGATTACTTTGGCGAAATCGCCAACATGGGCGACACTGTTCGCATCATCAAAGAGCCTGAAATTTCGG